ATGAAAAGACTTATACTGGCGCTGATTATGTTGCCAGCGCTAAGCGCATTAGCATCTCCAATACCTCACTACGTAGAAAAGACACTCAAAACTTTCCAATATGATAACTACGTTCTGCGAAATGGCATCCTTGTACTCAGCATAACAAAACCCGAAGTTAACAACGAAACAGCCCTTCGTTTTTTCTCGAGCATCTGTGACACCATATTCCTTCATCCGTGGGACGAAAAAACCATAACGTCTATGCGTATCTGGAATTCGAGACAAGATCAGGGTTTTGAGTTCAAAGGAGGGGGGAAGGAATGCAAACAGGTGGGTCAATTGAATTCTGATGAAACTAAAGCATTTATTGAAGCTCGAATTATTAGATTATAGGCCCGGCAATGCGGGCCCATATCTTACAGCCATAAACCGCCCTGCTGATTTCTGTCGGGGTGCGGTGGTACCGGCTTAACCTTGCCGGGACTCATGATAATCTCTGAGACAGTTTCATGGGATTTGAACGTGCAGCTGCAGTTTATGTTCTGGCACTGGTTGTATCGCTCTTTAGTGGTTTTTGAGACCTGGAAACTACTTCTTGTGTGGGCCGCGTTCCCGCACAGAGGACAATTCATCATTTATATACACCTCACACAGCCTCATTTTGGATGAATCATACACTCAAAAACCCATTTGAGATACTTATAATCCCATATCTAATGATTCAATTTTCACTTCCAATTCGATACTGGTCGTATACCCGCTGTCTGTACTCAGGCTATGCGTCAGGGTCGTGATAATCCATTCAGCCGTATCGATAGCCTGCTTAAACCCGCTGACTTTCACCGGCATTTCTGTGTAGAGATCTGCGCGCCCCCGCGCCAGCTGCAGCGAGAAAGACGCCACGCCACGCTGCAGCCGTTCCCATTGCATTTTGGCGGCGCGCTCTGCGTTGCTCCGGTTGGCATAGGTCCGGCTCAGCACCAGCACGTTTTCATCCGTTCCGATCAGATAATCCCCCTGCTTCGCTTCCGGCTCCTTTTTTCTGGCCGTGGCTTTGCGCCGGCGCTTCACCTTCGCTTCCGGCTTTTTTTCCGGCTCGCGGGTGTGCAGCCAGCTGGCGATCACGCCGGTGTAGGCGTCGCGGTCAGCCAGGGTAAAGCGATGGCCATCACCATCTTTGCGCTGAATGGTTATAACCGGCAGCGGCCTGCCACTCGCGGTTTTGCCCTGCCCCTGCCGGATAAACAGCAGGTTTCCATTTTTCACGCACGCAACGGCGCCGCACTGCTTCGCAAGCCGCATCAGAAAGCTGGCGTCTGACTCGTTGGTCTGGTCGATGTGATCGATCGCCATTTTCGCCACATCCTCACCCAGCGCGACCTCCAGCCGGTGCCGGGCGGCGATATCTTTCACCATCTCGCCCACGGTGGTTTTATGCCAGGATTTCTCCCTTTTGATGTTAAGCGTCTGCCGGAAATCGGCGCTGCGGGCGCGCAGCACCAGACGGTCAGGCGTGCCGGTGTGCTCGATTTCGTCCACGGTGTAGCTGCCTTTCGGGAAAAGCACCTCGCCCTGCCAGCCCAGCGCCAGCTCCAGCAAAACGCCACGGCGCGGCAGCTGCAGCTGGCCGTCGGCGTCGTCCAGCTCGATGTCCAGCTGATCGGCCTCAAACCCACGGTTATCTGTCAGCGTCAGGCTCAGCAGTCGTCTTTCAAGCTTCTGTGTGATGTCGGCCCCCTCCAGCGTCAGCCGGAATGCGGGCGCGTTCCCCGCCCCGTTAATCCACTGACCGCCCGTCATGAAAACAGCCCTCCCGCAGCGTTAGCCAGCCTGCCGGCAGTGGCGGAGGCCGCGCTCTGCATGGCAGTGAGCTGATCGCTCAGACTGCCGAACATGTCCGCCAGCGACTCGTCGGCCCGTTTCAGGGTGAGCGTGAACTCAATGCGCCGGCATTCGCCGTTGCTGAAAAACTCCGCTTTGGTCTGGCTCAGGCTCTCGATCACGTACATGCCGTAAATTGTGCCGCTGCCCTCAATCAGCGGCCATGCGCGCCCCAGCTCAGCAATTTGCTCCAGCGCGTATAACGTCAGCCTGCCGCCGGTAATCTCGGGCAGCAGCACGCCGGAAAGCGTCAGCGTGTCGTTATCCGGCCCGAGGAACTGCAGCGAGGGGCGAACGCCCACCCGGCTGTTTGCCGGAAATCGCCAGCTGCGCTGCAGCTGCAGCTCCTGATAAGGGATCGTTTTCAGCATGAAAACGAACATCCCCAGCGTCATCATCATTCGTCAAATCCTCCCCTGTCGCGGTAGCTGCTGCGGGCGCGGGCCTGCGCCTGCCGCTCTTTTGCCTCAAGTCTGCGCATCACTTCATCGACCAGATCCTGCTGGCTTTGCCCTGGCTGCTGCACGATGGTGATCGGCGCGTGAATACTGACAGCAGGGACGGCGCCAGCCGCTGATTTTGTACGGGCCACGTCCTGCCGGTATGCCTGCGCAGGCAGGCTCAGCGGGTGCAGCGGTTTCGCCTCGCCGGTAGCCGCCGCGCCGCCGAGTGCCAGCGCCGCCAGTGCGGCCAGCTGCGCAGTACTCCTGCGGCTGGTGACGTTCGCCGGCCCGCTGACAAGCTCCGGTCCGTTCTCACCGGCCACGCCAAACTGCCCGGACGGGATAAACCCGCCGCTGTCGTACATGCCGGCAAATGCCGGAAACCCGCCTGGCGGCAGCGCTAACCCGCTGCCCGTTTTTACCTGTGGTGCGCGCGGCTTATCTCCGTCAGGCTTCAGGAAATCCGGCAGGTAATCGGCGAGGGATGAAAGCTTGCTTTTCAGCGCGTCCCATTTCTGACTGACGCCTGCCAGCAGCCCGTCGATCATCTGCGCGCCGGCTTCCTGAAACCGTGCCGGCAGCCCCTGCACGTCCGCCACAATCTCGTTCCATTTGGTGCTGATGTAGCTGCGGATTGCGGTCCAGACGCTGCCCACCTTCGTGCTGATGGCGTCCCACATCGCGGAAAATTTTGGCCCGAGCGTGTCCCAGTTCTGCCAGATAAGCAGCGCCCCGGCGGCAATCAGGCCAATCACCGCCAGAATCGGGTTCGCCATCATCAGCCGCCCCAGCCACAGCACCGCGTTGCCGACCATGCCGATCCCGCTTTTCAGCAGCCCGAACGCGCTGAACGCCTTCAGCCCCAGCACGCTGCAGCTCAGCCGCAGCAGCGCCAGCGGACCGAGGATTGCCGCTGCCGCCAGTGAAAGCGCGCCGAGAGCTGTCGCGCCAATGGCAAATGCGGCGCCCATCTTGAACAGCGCCGCCGTCAGCTGCGGGTGCTGCCTGACGAATTCACCGAGTCGGGATGCCAGTTCGCCGAGCCAGTCGGCCAGCAACTTCAGCGCGGGGGCCACCGTTTCACCGATGGCGGCCATTGCGTTAGTAAACGAACCGGTTGCCGCCTCCCATTTATTACCCAGGGTGCTCAGCGAGGCGTCAACGCGTTCACGCAGTGAGGCCTGCGTTTCCAGCTTCTGCGCCGCGTCCCGGTAGCCTGCGATGCCTTTGCTGATCATGATCTGGACGACCTGCGACACTTCCGCGTCATCCCCGAACAGGCTCTTGATCGTGGAAAGTCTTTGCTCGGTGTTCAGCTGGCTGATTTGCGCCAGCTGCTTATACATTTTCTCAAACCCGCCGAACTCGCCTTTGCCGTCGGTGAAGTTGAATTTCACCCCGGTCCCTTTCAGGTCATCATTCACGCCCTGGATGTTTTCACTGTCCATCATGCCCTGAAACACCTTGCGGTAGGCGTTGCCCGCCGACTCGCCGGCCATGCTTGATTGGTCAGCCATCACCAGCAACGGCGCAAACGCTTTTGCTGCATCAATGCCCTGCATCCTGATGATGTTCATTGCGCTGCTGATTTTGGCGTAACCCTGCAGCATGTTGCCGGGGTCAACGCCAGCATAAAATCCCTTCTGAATGATGTCCGTCAGACGCATCATGTCTTTTTCGCTGGTCTGCGTGGCGTCCTGCAGCTTCGCGGCAAACTCCGCCGCGTCCGTCGGTGCCATCTTCAGCTGCACGCCGAGATAGGCCGTTGCCTCACCCAGCCCGCCGAGGATAGCCTTCGCGCTCATGCCCTGCCGGCGGAGCATGGTCATCATGTTCTGAAAGTCGGCCGTGGTGCCGGGCAGCTTATCGCCCAGGCTTACGGCCAGCCGGTTGATTTTCTCAAACTCGGCCGAGACCTTCGCGCCCGGCCCCATCAGTGAGGCGGCGAGCTGCGTTGCTGCGTCCTCTGACTCCACGAAAGCGCGTACCGGTGCCATCAGGGTGACGCCTGTTGTGACGCCTGTTGCTACCATGCCCGCGCCGTTACCGGCCAGGCTGTTACGCAGGTTCATTGTTTTGTCATGGTTCGCCCGGATGGCGGCCAGCTTCTGCTGGCGCTCGCCCAGCTTTCGCAGCTCCGCCTGCTGGCGCTCAATCGCCCCCGTTGCCGCCTGCGCGTCGGTTTTGAGCCGCTGCTGCGCGGCGCTGAGCTGCTTTGTATCAATTCCGGCAGCGCTCAGTGCGGCGCGCTGGCGCTGGACCGACAGGCGCAGCCCGTTATAGGTCTGCTGCAGCTGGCTGGCGCGGTTCTTCGCCTGCTCAAGCACGCGGGCCTGCGCGGCGGTAGGACGGTTGGTCTCACTGAACTGCACGGCAAGGCGCGCCGCTTCCTCGCGGGCGGCCTTGAGATTACTGGCGGTAACGGCCAGCTGAGAGCGCGTCTTGCGGAAACCGTCAATCCGGCCCGCCTGTTCGTTCAGGGATTTCAGGCCGTCTTTGCTGGCCTTCAGCGCGGCGGCCAGCTCTTTTGAGCCTTCGCGCGCATTGCGAAAGGGACGCGTGATTTTATCGACCGCGCTTAATACCACCTGCAGGCGCAGGTTTGTGTCACTCATCGTCGCCGGCTCCGTTTCGCTGAATTGCTTTGTGCCGCCACTCCAGCACGTCCGTCAGCGACTCCGCGTACATGACCGGCGGCGGCCAGTGAAAAACGGTAGCGATGTCCGCTACCAGATCCTCTACCGTCAGGCCGTCGGGAAAGCTGACAGCGCCGACTTCGGCAACAAAAAAGTGACCACCTCGACGGAGAGCGACAGCAGGTCCGCCGGGTCCATTTCGCTGATTTCCTGCGCGGTAAGCGCGGGCGTGGTGACGCGCGGCAATACAACCATCATTGCGTTGACGTCCATATCCATCAGCGCCTGCAGGCGGGTGCCGCGCAGCGCGCCGGACTGCGGCTTGCGGACGGTGATGTGGGTGATTTCGGTTTTGCCGCGCAGCAGCGGGGTATCCAGCTCAATGGCTTTTTCAGTGGTTTTATCAGTCATGATGCGATTCCATTAATAAGGTATTAAGCGGCAGGACGGTGCCTGCCGGGTTGATTACAGGCCGAGAGCGTTCCGGTGCGCTTCCATCAGGTCAGTGCCGCCAACGATTTCGATCATGTTCACCAGATCGCACTCATAGAGCACCTCACCGTTAATGGTCAGCTTGGCGTAGCTGTTGGTGCCTGACACCTTCGTGGTGCTGGATTCGCCGGTCTTCCACTCGCCGGAATCCAGCTCTTTGTAGCGTCCGCGCGTAACCAGCTCGACCGCCTGCACCTCGCCGGTGTCGTCACGCTGGATGGAGCCGGTAAAGCGCAGCTGAATTCCGTCCACGGTGGTAGTGCCCATCTGTTTAAACAGCAGCGACTCGGTGCCGCCGATGGTGAATTCCGTATCCAGCGCGCCGTCGTCCAGGCCCATGTCGATATCCACCGCGCCGGCCATGCCGCCGCCGCGATATTTCTCAAACTTGCGGGTGAATTTGGGCAGCGTCACAGACTCAGCCAGCCCCTGCCAGTTGTTGCCGGCGTTAAACATGTTCAGGTGCTTAAGCTTGCGGGGTAATGCCATGATTCAGTCTCCTTATGCGCCCACGCGGCTGCTGAAATCGACCAGATACTGGTCGGTGATGCGCTGACGCAGCAGCAGGTTCTCCAGCGGGGGCACCGGCGTGTAGTCGTAATCGATCAGCAGCTTGCCCGCCTTCAGCGTCTCTTTGTCGTTGACGCTCGCATCCAGCCAGCAGTCGGCGCCGATCAGGTATCCCTGAGCCACCAGGCTGCGCAGCTTCGCACGGATGCCCTCGATAATGTCGCGGGCCAGCGACGGGTTCAGCGGGCCGTCAACGGACCACATCTGCGCCTCGGCCATGGTGTCCATCAGCACCTGCGCGGTGCGGGTGTAACACTCAAACGCAAACAGCGGGTCGTCGCTCAGACAACGCGAACCCCAGAAGCGGTAGCCGTCTTTGCGGATAAGCGTGGTGACATCGTTCTGGTTCAGCAGGCCCGCGTCGGTAGCCGGGTCCTGTAAATCCCAGAATACGTCCTTAGAAATGCCGGTGACGCCGTTCACGCCAACGTTAGAGAGCGACTTATGCCAGCCGGTCTGCTCGTCGATTTTGGCGCGCAGGCCCAGCGCGCGGGCGGTAGCGTAAGCGGTGGCGTCCTGCTTCAGCACGCTGTCAAAGCTGATGAAGTCAGGCCAGATCAGCATCCCTTCGCGCTGGCTGAAGTTGGCGCGGTAAGCGATCGCCTCCTCCACGCTTTTGCAGCCGTAGGCGGACAGGTAAGCAAACCCGCGCAGGCTCTGCGCAACACTCAGCAGCTCGGTTGCAACGGCCTGCGTATCGTGTCCCGGCGCGCCGAGGATGCGCGGCTTTACGCCGCATACCGACTGTGCGGCCAGCAACGCCTTCATGCCGGTGCGCTGGCCGTCAGTGACGCCACCGATGATGTTGGCGGAGGTTTCCGCCTCGGTCTCACCCTGCGGCACGCGCACCACCACGGTGACAGGTTTGGACTGGTCGGCGATAGCGTCCAGCGATCGGGCCAGCGTGCCGGATTCGCCCGCCTTGCCGCTGGCGGTGAGTACGTCGGTCAGCAGCACCGGTCGGTTAAGCGGGAACGTTGCCGGGTCGGCGTCGTCGCCGGTGCAGACCAGCCCGACGATCGCGGTACTGACGGTGGTAATGGTTCGGGTGCCCTCGTTGATTTCCTCAACGCGCACGCCGTGATGATAATCCTGTGCCATGTGGCGGTTCTCCTGTTAAGGGGTTCCGCTATGGTCGTGCCTCATTGCAGATGGCGCATCTGAGTAGTGTTGTGTGAGGGCTCACACAATTATCCGCGACTCCGGAGTAACTGCCGTACCCGCTGGTACAAATTAAGAATGGACCGATTCAGGGATTATTCCCCCTGAATCCGATTGATAACCCTCTTCAATACTTTAACTATGAGGGAAATGTTAAACGGGAGAATAACGATGAAACTGGCCCCGAAACATTACCGCCTGTTGTCCCTACTGCAGGAAAGAGGCTCGGTTCCTGCGCGTATCAGGCCTGTTATTCGGGAAGAACTGGTGGCAATGGGCCTCGCTGAATATTATCACTGTGAGGAGTGGCTCAGGGAAAAGGAACGCTACAGGCTGACGAAGCAGGGCCGGGAATTACTTGAGAAACACGATAAAGGGATTGAGCAGGAAAAGCAGCGTGCCGCCGGTGAGTCACGGCCATTTCGTCCTGGAAGGCCGCGAAAGGACAGCAACCGCTTCCCTTGACGCTTCCAGACTACAAACTAGCCTTGATAGGGCTTTCTAATAAGATCGACGTTTTCGTTACCCCATTTTATCCGCGCGCTGGCGCGGTTTTTTTCCCCCAGTAAATCAGTTCGACAGTGTTTAGTCTTTTCATATCAACTCGCCCGCAAATCATGCAATGGGGTATTTGTCAGCGAGACATCTCACCTGCCGTAACCCGATATCCTGCTTAGTGTACCCTCTCAAAACATTGCATCACCTTGACGATGCCCTTAAACCGGTTATATTTATCTACCTGAATAAGAAATTGTGTTTTCATTTTAGTTTGCTGCCGCGCCCTCCAGCGCGGTTTTTTTTGCCCCTGAAATAATCACATTACTGACAGTTAAGTTCTTTATCTTCGCGATTCAAACAAATCATTATCCATTTGTGCAGTAATGGTACTCTCTCACAGCGATTTATCCTGTCGCGAATTTCACTTATTTATTTTTCCGCCCGACATACCTGGTCAGGTTGCGGCGTTTTTTTATCTGTAATGCTTTCGTCCTTAAGCTCTCTTAGTCTTGCCGCCGGAACATAGCGGTATAGTGTTTTGACTGACACTTCCAGCACCAGTGAAACCTGCAGCATTGTTGCCCCCTGAACCAGCATCCGCTCAGCCCTGGCTGTCACGTCCGCTGTCATCACCCGCCGGCGGCCCCCAACGCGCCCTTTTTCCCGCGCAGCTGCCAGCCCAGCGCGGGTTCGCTCTACGATCAGCTCGCGTTCCATTTCCGCAAGCGCCCCCATCACGTGAAAGAAAAAGCGCCCCATCGGCGTGCTGGTATCAATGCTGTCGGTCAGGCTGCGGAAATTAACGCCGCGTTCACGCAGTTCTTCCGTCAGCATGACCAGATGACGCATGCTGCGCCCGAGCCTGTCCAGCTTCCAGACAACCAGCGTGTCCCCGGCCTGCAGGCAACGCAGCGCCTTTTTCAGTCCAGGGCGATCACGGGTTTTTCCGCTGATTCTGTCCTCGAAAATCAGCTTACAATCTGCGCTTTGAAGCGCAATCCGCTGTAAATCCGTGTTCTGGTCATTTGTTGACACCCTGATGTAGCCAATCAGCACGCTGCAATCTCCGCAAATGGTCGTGAGTGTGCCAGTCCGGGCCATCACGGGGCCAGGCCATTGATTCGCTTAAACCTCGGTTTAGGCGACGCAGCAAAGAAGACTGTCGGTAACGGCGCTGCTCAGCTGCCTGATATGAGCTTCTTCACCGCTGTGAAATCGGGCAATGGTTATACACGGTTACCAAATGGCCTGATTTTGCAATGGGGGTATGGAACGTTTGTACAAAAAGCAACAACGGCGGTGGTGCTGCCGATTGAGTTCCCGACGGCGGGTGTCACTATTATGGCTTGCAAGGGTTCGTCTTTACCACTATCAGGGGAATATGGCGTGGGCGCGCAATTCCGTAATAAAGCGTCTTTTGATCTCACTAATACAGGCTCTGGCTCAAATAATCAGGGCATTTACTGGCTGGCGCTGGGGTACTGAATGAAAAAATATTCACCATCTGCAAATGCTTTTTACGATCCCAGCATCAATCTTGTTATCCCTGATGATGCCGTAAAAATTACCGATAAAAACTGGACTGATTTACTCGCCGGACAGGCAGAGGGAATGCTGATTGCCTGCGGTGATGACATGCTTCCATGCCTCACTGATAAGCCGCTGCCAACAGCAGAAGAGCTTATCAGCCAGGCAGAAGACAAGCGCAGCAGGCTCAGAGTTGAAGCCGATGCAGCTATTCAACCCTTGCAGGATGCGAGCGATTTGGGGATAGTGACAGATGATGAGGTAAGCCAGCTTCTAGCCTGGAAAAAATACCGCGTCATGCTGATGCGGGTAAATACGGATGACACTGCTAATATAGTATGGCCTGAACAGCCCGCAGAATAAAAGCCTGCGGGCTTTTTTACACTAACTCATAGAATGCAGGAAGAAACTGAGCCAAAATATCAAGTCTCGGTTCGCGATGCATGTGAGTCGAACTGGCTGGTTTCTAAATTAATAGAGAGGTCTTCAATTATCTAATATAGTGCTAAATCTTTTTATTACCATCAGGAACGTTATTACAGTTGTGAAGAAGGCTGCATAAGCTATCAGGCTCAAGATGTAAGCAGGTATTGAGAAGTACAGTCTTTCGAGCGATTTGATATCATCAGGAAAGAAAGAAATAATAACTGACGCTATAACGAGTATAACTGAGGTTAATATTGCATATGCAACATTATGGCAAAGCTGCTCATATACCGTTTTGTTAGTTTCCAATGCAGGAAGGTTAGTGGTTGGTTTATTATTTTCCTTAATGTCACTTATTTTGAAAGCAGTTTTTTGTTTTTGGTCGTAAATCATTATGACTGCGCTCATAAGTAAGGCGGTAGTAATGGCGCCGAAATTAACAAATATTGCGGCAATAGAAGCTTTCATAGTGCCATATAAAACACATATCAAAATGGATATTATTACAGGCATCCAAAAATGGATAAATATGTCTTGACCTAAAGCCACACCCCTTTGGTCGGACATTGTCTTGTAGTGTTTAAGGAGCACTTGCCAAATATTTATTTTATTCATATTGTAACTCCTGAATTTCCACTGTGTATTTCTTGCAGTATGTCATTGGTAACCACTTTCACCGTATCGTGAAGTGCCACTAAATCAGGTATACCCGTAGCTGGTTCAATTTTGATATCAGCATCGTCAAGTTCAACTGAAATACCTTTTTTTAGAATTGAAGCATAGCTAAATACTATTACCCTGTTACCAAGCTGTAAAGAAACCTTAACTTCATCACATTTATCTTCAACTATTTCTATAATGTTACTCAAACGTTTATCTCTTAAGTCACGGAAGCTTCCCATTAGACCTTCATTGTATTTTATAACCAAATCAGTCTTTACATTTGTTCTATTGCTGCCAAAGGAGTTAGCAATATCGGTAGGCGGTTTGTATCCAACTGCTTTTATTTGCTTCACTTCTGAGTCAAGTATATGTTGAGGTATGCTTTTGTGGCATAGGGGGTTAATTCTAGCTTCAAGCTGATACTGAGTATTAAAATAATTAAGGAGGAACTCAGTGAGTGCTGATTTAGCTGATATATTATCACTGCCATGAAATGCAATGATGCCTTCCTGCAGAGAGTTGGGAAGGTAAATTAAAATGTAACGCTCGCGTAAAGTAACATCATCGACTGTTGTAGTGTACTTTGTTTGCGTAAGCTGAGTATCTTTAATTTCATGGCTTTCACCGTACTTTCCGACCTTAATATAACCGTAAGCTAAACATTTACCTTGATCGAGAGTTAACTTAGAATGTTGCTCCAGAGATATTTTTGTCTTGGCTGGCGCATGCTCAATTGGTGTATGCTTATAGATATTTAGAAAGTCCTCTAATATCTCGAATGCTGTTTTGTTATTGCTTAAACCAAGGTTACCTAAATCTTTACTTTGACGACTTCCTTTTTTAGTTAATATCCTAAAAGAATAAAAAGTAACACTGTGCATAGAATCGCCTTGTATATAATATAACAGGAAGTAGAAAATTTTATTGACATGCTACCGCCCGAGCGCATGCACCCAAGCAGAAGACTTCACAAGATTTGAATCATTAGATAGAGCATACATGAAAAACTTTGAACGTAAAGACGATGGTTAAGGTGCTTTGTAGTTCGATATGCAAGTGTATGATTCGTATTGCTATTTGTAGCTTAGTTTAAAAATTCAGCAAAAGATGATCTACTTCGTAATGGTCCAAATGATGCGGTACAAGAAATCGATTTTCGCGATAAAAGAGTTAGCTCTAATTGAGCTAACCCACTCATTTCATCTTGGTCTTACGGGCCATTCGATATTAAGTAACTTACCAATATCAATTCGGCTGAGTGCCACCCGGTAACGCTTCCATTCTGTCAGGCGGGCTATCTCAGCATCTGTTGCAATGCTGATATCGACCGCATCCTGAAGCGGCGCGATTGTCTGGTTTGCCACATCCATTTCAGCGCTAAGCCTGCTGCTGGCAATCAGTACTGCGTTCTCAGCTTCTGTAGCCGGGGCGCTAAACACGCCGTCACTGTAGCGATAATTTACATCGGGCTGTTCGGATAGCGCAGTAATATCCACCCATACCAGTGACGGATGATAGAGTTTTTCAGGCTTCACATTCAGCGAGACGATTTCAGCAACGCACTGATTTCCAATCCGGGCATAAGTTTTCATCAGCTGAACTCCTCAATGTAAATAATCCCGTTTGAACCATAATTGCCAATATATGGTGTTGAGCGAATATTACCGCCGCCGCCTGCACCAAATGTCGCCTGAGCACCTGACGTGGTTCCCTCTGCACTACGCGGGCCGCCTCCCCAATAGCTGACACCACCATCACCCGATCCGCCCCGGTAGGGGTTCGATGAGGCGCTGACCACGCCGGGCGCATCGCTGCCGTCTCCTCCCTGAATATTCAGATCGCCACCCACGGCCAGACCGCCACCACCACCGGCATCACCGGCAGAGTTTCCACCGTTTGCGGCTGTCAGCTGACCGTTGAACGTGCTGCTGGTTGACGATTTTGTTTCATTACTGCCCTGACCAACAACGCCCGCATAGGTTTTAGAATCATCAATGTCCAGCGTTGCGATCACCGTACCGCCAGCGCCACCGCCGCCACCGCGCGCGCGGTAGTTATCGCCCCAGCCCAGAAACCCATAACCGCGCCCGCCGCCACCGGTAACGATGATTCGGGCGCGTTTAGTGCCGGGTGTAGGTTTGTAGCTGATAGCGCCCGGCGTGGTAAAAATCTGGCGGCCAATAAAACGTCCGGAAAACTTTTCTGTTAAACCGAGGTTTTTAAGAACATCAGGCAGCAGCCCCGCATCGGCCATTTCTTTTAACGCGTTGCCGATTAAAGGGTATTGAGTATGCGGATTGGCGCTCTTGACGTGGTTTTCCATCACGCCATCAGCATAAGCCTTCACCTCGATTACGGCATTATCAACATATTGCCGGGTTGCCAGCACCACAGCCGGGTCTACCTTAAGCGTTACCGCGTCGGTGCTGCTGACAATGATCATCATGCGCAGGCGCTGCGTGCGCCCGCTGCCCTCCTGCAGCTGCGGCTTATAGGTTTCCGCCGTGTTGCAAACCGCAATCAGCGTGCCGTCAGCGTCAAACAGGCCCATTTCCCTGATCCAGAATCCGCCTTCCGTCTCCGGGATGACCTGCTCGGCAATAATCTGGCTGCTGTTGTTCTCGTCCACGGTCAGCGAGTTAAGCGCCGCGCGGCGCACCTCATTAACCAGCTTTGTCTGGCTGGCGTTCGGGGCTGGCAGCGTGCCGCCGCCATCACCGACGGCCATCTGCGTGATGTTCAGTTTGGTGCCGAGTGATACGGCGTTGGCAATCTTCGCCGCGCCGAGGTTGGTCACAATTGCATAAAATTTCTGTGTCATGGTCCCACTTCCAGCAGGTCAATTACGTGAACCGCCGCGCCGGCATACGCCGGGCCGCTGACGGAGATAATGTCGGGGGTGTAGGGGTAAACGGTAAGATCGTCGCCGTCGTAGCTGGCCGCGCCCGTATAGAACCGGCCCGCGCTCTGCAGGTTAATGGACATGCCGAGCATATGGCGGCTGCAGGGCTTCGCGTCGCTGATAAGTCGTTCCAGCTCCTGATAGGTTTCTTCCGTAATGCCCTGGTCTTCCACGCCGATATCGAGGCGAAACGTCCCGGGCGCGTCGTCGCTCTGCCACCACTCAATGACGCGGATCAGGAAGCCGAACGGCTCCACCACACGGCGTACCGCGCTGATGGTTCCCTTGTGCTGATGGATGTAAAAAGCATCCTGCACCACCTTGCGCTTGACGCTCTCCGCCCAGCCCTCGTCCCAGCGGTCCACCGAAAACGACCAGGCAAGATAGGGAAGAAAACTCACCCGGCAGGTGAGCGGATTCCACAGTTCGCGCAGCGGCACGTTCAGCCCGGAAAAGTCCGCGCAGGCCTCCGCCAGACGTCCCTCCAGTGTGGCCGAGCCGGGCGGCATCAGACTGCTGTTGCTCATGACGCCACCCCGTCAACGGCCACTGACACGTCGGTGCCGGTGCAGTTGCCGGCCTGAGTGCGGTCCATAATGATGTCCTCTGCCGGCTCGATCATTTCCACCCAGTCCACGCCAGCCACGCGCAGCACCGCGCCGTAAGACTCCCGGCGCACGCTGCGGCCCAGCTTTTTCTGTTCGGTAAGGTAGGCGGCAAGCCTCTCGTTTGCCGCCTCAAGGCACGGTCCGGCGGCCACGCCGTCGAACAGGTGCAGCTTCGCCTTAACGCTGTAATCGTGAATGGTTGCCGCCTGCGTGGTCACGCGGTCCGCCACCGGACGCACGCTTTCGGCGTTCAGCGCGGCGTTCACTGTAGCCAGTAAGTCAGCTGTTGCCGTGCCGTTGTCCTCGCGGCTTAGCACTGTGATCAACACCTCCGCCGGCGCCGGGCTGGTTGCGGACACGTCCAGCACCCGCCCGTCGGCGCTTTTCGCGTGAAACTCATAGGCGCCTGTCGGCCCGGCCACGGATAAACCCTCAAACGCCTCCGGCACGCGCACGCGCAGGGCGTCGTCGGCTTCCATCACTGCATCAACCGGCGGCACCGCGTCAGGGTTGGCCGGCGTCACGGTCAGGCGTTCCACATTATTCAGGGCGGCCAGCTGGTCCAGATCGCTGCCCAGCGCATAGGCCACCATAACCGCCTGCGCCGCCTCGTTAATGCGCTGGCGCAGCAGGATTTCGCGGTACACGCTTTCCTGCAGCATTTTCACCATCGGATCGGACTCCAGCGCCAGAACGCGGCGCACGGCCGCCTGCTGCTCTGCCGGATAAAGCGCGATCAGCGCCGCTTTTCGCTCAGCCAGCAGCGTCTCAAAGTCCGGCACCTCAATAATCTCCGGTGCCGGCAGCTGTGAAAGGTCAATTACTGCCACTGTTGCCCCCTGTCGGTACAGATAAAGCGAGCGGCGATCCGTCGTCGCGCTGGCCAGCCATCTCAACCACCATCGAGCCATCGTAGGCACTGGTAATGTTTAAGGTGCTCAGTCTGATGCGCGGCTCCCACCGGCTCAGCGCGGTGTATACCGCCGCCATTACCTGCAGGCGCGTGGCGTCATTCTGCGGGCGGTCAGTCAGCACCGACAGCAGCGAGCCGTATTCGCGCCGCGCTATCCTGCTGCCCTCCGGCGTCACCAGAATGTCGCGCACGCTCTGGCGGATGTGGTCAATGTCCGTGATCGCCTCGCCGGTGTCGCGGTTCATGCCGAGATACATTGTCATTTCGGACCGTCCGTTCTGCCGCCGCCGCGCTGGACGCCGCCGTGGTCATGGTCGTCTACCACCACACTGTTTGAACTCATTTGCCCCCCGCCCTGCGTCACGTCGCCGTTAATCTTCGCGCCGCCGTTCAGTACCGTGCCGCCATGAATAGCGGTATCTCCGGTGATTACGGTCGGGCTGTTAAGCCGCGTCTGGTCAGCGTTCACGACAAAGTGAGCGGTATTTAGCTCTATTTTGTCCGACGCCTCGATCAGCACGCTTTTGATGTTCCTGATCAGCAGCTGGCCGGATTCAGGCTCATACTGAAACCAGCCGCCGTCCTTAAACACGGTGGTGGCGCCGTCCTCTGAATAGTCAGGTGGCGGGAAAGCCTCGGAATAGATGGCTGGCAGCGCAAACGCGGTTTCCAGATTGCCGCCGAGGCTCAGCAGTACAACCTGCTCCCCCACAGACGGCTTCCACCACGTACGTGTGTTACCGGCGCGCAGGGTCAGCCAGTTGACCCAGTTGGTTTCAAGGTCGCCCGTTTTCACACGGCACAGCCAGTTCACCTTATCCACCTCGGACACAATGCCGGTGCGGATCAGGTTGGTGATGAGGCGCATGATTTCGGTGAGTTGCATATTCATAATGAGACTATGCGACCAGAGCAGCAGAAGTTAGAAGTCAATTCCCTTGTGTAGCGACTGACACAAGGCGATAATGAAAAAAAAAAACGGAGTTCAAAATGGAATATAGTAAAAAAGAAATAATCAGTTCATTGAGACACATGGATGAATTCAAAGTAATTGACGACCCCCTGAATGATAAAGATAGTGATATCTTGGTGGAATGGAAGGGCATCCCATTTTTTCTGTCAATCGATGACAAGCCTGATAACAAAAAGAGTGAATATAAAAAAACGAGGACGCCGTTTGGTGTTTATTTCTTTTATCCATTAGATGAAAAGTATAGCAAAATATCATTACTTGATAAATATCGATTGGCAGGCTATTTAACTAATGAAAACGATGGTATAGCTCATACTATGTATAGGGAGAGCGTAGACTGCATAATTACTTTAGCATCTCACCATCAGGCATTTGAAAGACTGCCTGAGTTCAAATTAATGCCTGCAGAGTTCAAATTTAAAGGTTTCAGGTATATTTTATTGAGTTTAATTACAATGTGCTTGGAGACTGCTAAAGATGTTGAAAGAGAGCTTGATGCAATTTTAGCCAACCCTGAAGAATTTCATAAAAAAATCAAGGTGTATTGATAATGAAAAAAAACCCAGAGATGCGGCTTTTCCTCTTGTCAATGCTAGTGAATATAATCACGTCTTTTTTGATTGGTTACAAATACAAAGATAATCTTATCGCCATATTATCTCCAGCGCTATATTATCAAGTGGTTGTTTTTTTATCCCTCTTACTTCCTCATGTCATCAAATATTTGGACAAAGAATTTAGGTTTTTCTGGTTAAATAGAAAAATAGAAAAACTCAAAAGGGAAATTGATGAATCTAAACAGCACCAGCTTGATGAAAAAACTCGCGAGATGTTTAATAATGTCATTAACAATAATGCAAGAACGAGCCAAGTCATTAAAGATATTCATGATGAGCTGGAGTCGATGACAAAATAGCTTTCAACTTAGGGATTTCCATCCACACGAAGATCTAGTTCGGCCTAGCCTGCCGATATGGCAAATCCCATTCGCCTCTAACAGGATACTGTCACCGGGTTTCAGCCGTAAAGATCTGTCAATATTCGCTACGCCGTCACAGGTTGGCACGTAAAGCGTTTCGGACGGCCGGGATGTAATCAGCATCGCACCACCGGCAGGTCTGAAACTTTTGTGGTATATGCCGGCGAAAGCATCTCGCGCTTCATCGCCCATGTGTTCTGTATACCCTGCCCTGCGAACCATAGATTCCCCTTCCCGCTGAGGTTAAGACCATCCATCACGCGCATCAGCGCCTCGCTGTTGGCCTGTGGTTTGTTTTCATCAAAGAGATTCAGCTGCGACACGCCTTCGCTGTAGAAATCGCCTAGCATCACGCCAGCCTTCATGTAGCGGTGCCCGTCAAGCCAGATGCGATCGAGCGCTTCAATGGCCACCCGGATGATGTCGCGCGTGTCGTTGGTTGGCGTAAGCACCTTGCCGGTCGATTGGTTGCCGTAGAAAACTTCGCCCACGGCGTGAGGGCTGGTCCGGACGAACACGGCTATCTGCGTGCAATACTGACGCTCGCCGCGCAACTTACCCGCGGCACGCGCGGCGAAGGTGCATATTGCTTCGCGCATATCTTCGTATTTGGTGATCCGGGAGCCAAATGAGCGGGAGCAGACAATCTGCTGTTTGGTAGGGGCAAACTCTTCCAACTGCAGGCATGGTTCACCGCGCAGTTCTCTGACGGTTCGCTCCAGCACAACGTTGAAGTGTTTGCGGATGGTGTAAGTGCTTTGTTCTGACAGGTCTCTCGCGGTCATGATGCCCATGGCGTTAAGCTTCCTGCTGATGCGCCGGCCGACGCCCCAGACATCCTCAACCGGGACCAGCGCCATGAGCCTGCGCTGACGGTCGATGTTCGACAGGTCAAGTACGCCGCCGGTCTTCGTCCACTTCTTGGCGGCATGGTTAGCCAGTTTGGCGAGCGTTTTGGTCTGCGCTATCCCTACGCCTACGGTCAGGTGCGTTTCCTGCTTAACGCGCGCCCGGACAGCGCGTCCAAAGTCCTCAAGCGGGTGATTGCGCTGCATGCCGTCCAGGCACATAAACGCTTCGTCGATTGAGTAAATCTCCACGGCCGGAGCCATGCTCTCCAGCGTGCTCATCACGCGGTTGCTCATGTCGGCGTAGAGCGCGTAGTTGGAGCTGAACACCTGCACCTTATGCCGGCGGAATTCATCCTTCAGCTTGAAGTACGGCGCGCCCATGGGGATTTGCAGCGCTTTAGCCTCTGCCGAACGGGCAATGACACATCCGTCATTGTTGCTCAGCACCACTACCGGCTTTCCCCGCAGATCGGGCCTGAACACTGTTTCGCAACTCGCATAGAACGAATTCACATCGACCAGGGCAAACATCACACACCGCCATTCGGATTAAACACCTGAAACAGGCGCTCTTCACCGTCAGTAGTCGTAATATCGCGGAACGTCGTGGTGTGCATCTCGATCCACTTATTGGCCGCACGCAGCGTGTAATGCCAGTTCAGACGGTCAAGCTCCCTGATGAAGTCGAGTGTGCTGATGGTGTAGCGGCCGGCAGCGTCGCGTTTCACCGCCTGCCGGAAAGCAATCATGATTTCGTAGTCGCGTGGCATGGTCATTTACCTCCGTGATAAATACTGTATGGATAAACAGTAATATCAATCGATAGAACTGATCAAGCCGCTGCGGTTGGGGTTTTTGTAAAGCCTTTGGCGGGTAAAGAGATTTAATTTTTAATGATGGAGACGTGGTACTTCTGTTCGCCGCCAAAGGGGCGCACGGCCGGCCGCTCAGGGAAACCATTGCACTCATTAATCCCGGCGTGCATGCGGTCATTTTCGGCGAACAGGGCTGCTTACTCGCTGAGCCAGCGCAGCAGCGTATCGCGCACCTTGCTCTCCACCTCCGCGTTTACGCCCAGCAGCGGACGCTCGGCGTATTGCACAACCGTGCCGCGCCGGTTTACGCGGTCCCGCAGCCCGTAATGGTGGACGCGCGCCAGCTTCTGCACCGCCGGCACAAAACTGATTTCGGCCGCATTGTCGTCTGCCTGTGCCTTCAGATATTTGGCAGTTTTGAGCTTCGCAAACATTTTGCGGCGGATGCGGCCCGGCTTGCTTCGGGCGCTGACGCGGCGCGGTTCCCACGCGGTGCCGTCCGGCGCACGCTGCGCGGTGATATTGGCCTGCTGAATGCGCCGCACGTCGCGCGCGATCTCACGCAGCATCTTTCTGCGCGCCGCCGGTGCCAGCTGCGTCAGCAAAGCATCCAGCCAGGCGTCAACCTCATGCAATTCAGCCATGACTTACCGTCCAGTATTCGTCCGGGGTTTCCGGTTCCGGCACGGCTTCCACCGACATCTTTCCGTCCACCTCGCGGGCGACCACGCGCTCGGTCAGCCGGATATTCATGCTGATGTCGCAGCGGTCATTGCCGAGGATATCGACCTCAAACGCGAACAGCTTTTCCCGCTCCGCGCTGTTCTGCAGCGCGTCCGGCTGGTTCTCCATCAGCCAGAACAGCACCGGCGCCATCAGCAGGTTCTGATCGCCGGTAAAGTCGGTGATCACCACGTTCAGCGTGTAGCGGTATTCCCACGACATCGAGGCGGCGGAGGTGGCGACCAGCTGCCCGGCGTCAACAAACAGGTGCAGCCTGTCGGGGTTTTCCTCCACATAGGGCACCGACTTATTCAGGACGCGACGTAAGGACTGCGGCTTGTTCATCGTCTTTTTCCTGACAGCTGATAATGGTGTCTACCTTGTCGGCGCATGCCGCCCAGGCGGCCTCCGTTTCATCCAGCAGCGCGTTCAGGTCGCCGTTAATGCGCGGCCCTGCCGGGTCGAGCTGGCAGCGGGTGATTTTCGGACAGCCACTGACGGTAAGACTCACCTCCTGCGAGGGCCGGACGCTGGCGCAGCCGGACAACAGGATCAGGCAGAGCGGTGTCAGACCAGCGGCGAAGGTCTTCATTTTCACGTTTCAGTTCCTCAATGGTTCGCTGCCGCTCGCGCAGTAATTTGCCGTTCTGCTCGGCGGCGGCAAACAGCTGTGTCTGCGCGCGGCTGCTGCTCTGCGTCAGGATATTCAGGGCAATCAGCTGGCCGTTTTTCTGTGAAAGATTTTTGCCCTGGCTTTCAATGGTGATCGCCTGCGCATCAATGCGGCTGTGCGCTGTACTGAGCCGCCAAGACTGCACGCCGAGCGCGGCCAGCAACGCGCATACCAGCACCGCAAGCGCGCGCATCATACAGCCGCAGGCTCTGCAAGCTGGCTGCGCAGCAGGTTATAAATCACCACGGCCAGCAGATAACAGACCAGCGTGATCACCCAGCCAGAAAAGGCCAGCGACATCACGATCAGCAGCTTCAGCAGCCAGCCTGCATATTTCGGCGCGGCCTGCGCGCCGCTGCCGGCAAGCACCTTTTGCAGCGCCGCCTTCAGGCGCTGCCGGGTCGCGCCTTCAGAAAACAACACCCCCACGGCGCACCCGGCCAGCGATCCGGTGAAGATATTGATCAGCCAGACAAGGGCGACCACGATATGCATTGCCGCGCCGTTCTGGCTCATCAGCGACATCATCACAAGCGTCAGCAGCACGCCCCACACCACCAGACCCTGATTATGTTTACTCATCTCTCACGCTCCTTTCAGACACCAGGCCAGCTCCCGCTGGCGCCGGTTATCCAGTCCGATATTAAATACGCCCTTCACGTACACCCAGCGCGGCAGCTGATAACACGCCTCGCGCCATTTCCCTTTTTTCAGCAACGTCACCATGGTTGAGCCGCAGGCGTTGCCGGTGCCGACGTTGAACGCCAGCGACACCAGCGCGTCGTAAACCTGCTGCGGCATTGAAACCGCCACGCAGCGCGCCAGTGCCGCCTCGACGCGTAACACGTTGGTGATGAAATTGCCCGCCGCCTGCCGCTCGGTGATCGTCTTGCCGGGAATGACGCCCACCGTGTTACCGATGCCGTCTGTCCACCTGCCCGCATCGCACAGGTACGGCTTGAGCCGGCACCCCTCGTAATCCGCGATAAGCTTCAGTCCCTCCGGCGAGGTGTGCAGCATCTGAAAGCCCGGCAGCATCGCGGCGATGGCCAGCACCGCGCCGACGCTGCAGCGCTTAACGGTTTGCAGATTCATAGTCCTCCCGCGTGATACGCCCGCTTGCCAGCAGCTGATAGGTTTTGTGCTTGTAGTACCAGCTGATCAGCGCCATCAGCAGGCCGATCAGAACACCGGCCACCGTTGACGCGTCTTTCAGGTTCATGCCACCCAGCCATGTCATCACCACCGCGATGCACCAGGTGATAAAAGTGCAGATTCTCTCCCACATAGTTCAGTCCCAAAGCTGGACGGCCTGCACGGTTGCAGCCGTTGTCACGTCCGGCATTTCCACCTCCAGCCCGTGCGGCAGGATTGGGCCGTGCTCCGCCAGCCCCGGATTCGCCTGTAAGACCTGCTCGGTTATGCGCTGCGTGCGCCCGTAGTGGCGCCAGCAGAGCGCGTCCACCGTGTCGTACTGCTGCGCACGCACTTTCATCAGAAAAGCTCGACGGTGCAGTGCGGCAGGTTCTGCACGCGGCTGACCGCCCAGCGCGCGTCCCGCCACAGATCGCCGGTGGCGTCCGCCAGCTCCTCACCGCGCTTCATGCCGGCGGCGGTGGCGTCGAAATCCTGATAGCGCTCGTTGAGCACCGCGCGGGTCCAGCACCACACCGCATTCTGGTAGTGATGCAGGCGGGCACTCTCGCCGGCCAGCTTCTCACCCGGCACATCGGCCAGGCTGTTAAAGCCGCGCAGCTCCTGCTGCTCGCGCCACGGGTAAAGCTCCGCGTTCACTTCGGCCATTGCGGTCAGCACCACCTGCCGCAGGCGCTCCGGCGTCACGGTGCCGTCAACGCGCATTGCGGTTCTGAACTTCGCCAGATCGATGTCCGGCCAGAATGAGTTGTTGGGGATTGTTTCCGGCGTTCCCGCCGCCTTCTGCGGCGCTACAAATTCCATCAATTGCTACTCCTGAAAAGGTTGGGCGGTGGACGGGGTTTTGATAAGGCTCAGCCTGTCGCCACCCCGTGCCGCCCCGCGCGTGGGCACGTCCGGTTATCAGCTGGCGTTGCGGATTTTCCGCGTCAGCTGCTCAATGTCTTTTTTCACGCCGCACTTCTCGTCAAGCTGCAGCGCGCGGGTCAGGTGGTTCAGGGCCGAGGCCGGGCTGCTGTCGGCGAGCATCCAGCCGATGGACTTGTGCAGGCGGGCGCGTGACTGGTCCGGCATATCCAGTTCGCCGATCACGTCCAGTGTCTGCAGCAGCAGCGCCACGTCGAAATCCGTTTTTGCCAGCAGGGCATTTTTTGCCGCGTCGGCCATCTCCTCGGCCAAGACCGTCTGCGTGTTGCGGTTGCCGATGGGCATTGCCCAGCCGCGGCTGACCGCGTGGCGGGCAATCTCCAGCGCGCCGGCATAATCCCCGGCATCAATGCGCCAGAGCATGACGAACATCACCACGTCGTCCTGCTGCTCAGCTTCTGCGGCCAGCACGCCATTCACCCAGGCGGCGTACTTCGGCAGAACCTCGATTTTGATTTCGGCTTTTTTTACGGTGGACTGGATGCCCTTCAGGCGGCGGCGGTCTTCGCCGAGCTGCATCAGCATCAGCTCGTAGCCGCTGGCGTGGCGAACACTGCCGCCCTGTCGGGCGGCCTGTTCAGCCTGAACGCGCTGGCGGTGCTGCCGGGCGGGACTCAGGCTCATGCGTTACGCTCCCGCGCCGGCGTCTTCCGGCACTGAGAAATCACCGATATCGATGTTTTCAACCAGCGCGGCGCAGCGGTAATCCTCGATCACGTACGCTTCGTTAACTGATTCAAAGTTCTCGATGCGGTCGCGTTTCGGGTTATCGATAACCGAGCGGCGGCGGGTTTCCTCCTGCCAGTAAATGGACAGGTTGTCCAGCCGGGTGATCAGCACCGCTTTTGCCGGGAAGAACGGCGCGCGCACCGCCTGCAGGCCACCCATGCGTTTCTGGCTGATAATCAGATCGGCGGCAAGCTTATTAGTGTTGTCCTGCTCATTGTTCACCAGCGGGAAATATTTATCGGACAGCAGCTCGCGTCCGCAAATCACCACCAGACCGTCGTCGTCCTGGAAAATCGGATCGATCAGCTCGTTTACGGCGTCCATCACCAGTGCGTCGAGGTTGAGATACACGCCGCCCTTGCCGACCTTCACCGGCGCGGCGGTTGTTTCGCCGTCCTTCGTGGTGCTGCCCATCACGTTATCCGGTGCGTCTTCGCGCAGCTTCTGCAGCCAGCCTTTGTTAACGTCCTGCAGCATTGGGTTTTCGGTGCGGTTGGAGGTTTTAGCGCGCTTCACGCCGTTAAAGCCGATGGTGATTCGGTCCAGCGCCTGCCGCTTCACGATGGCGTTGCGGATACGGGTCTGGAAGTCCTGAAACTTCGCCCACATATCCAGCTTCGCGTAGTTCAGCGCAGTATCAAAGTTGGTCTGCTCACACTTATATTCCGTGCCGATCATTTCCGTTGGATCGACCGGCTCGCGGTCTTTTGTGCTGGTATCAGTGGTACCGGCAATGGAGCCGCCAACGCCCAGACCCAGCAGCTGGCCGGACTGTTCAGTGACTGGCACCACGTTAATCAGCGTCAGGAAGGCGGCTGACTGCTGAATGGTATCTTCCAGCGTCTGCGCTACGGACGGCTCGACATTGAATTTGCTCGACAGCTCCTCGATCGGCACGCCGTTGAGTTTTGCCAGCTGCGTCAGGTAAGCGTTAAACGCAAAGCGGGTATTCTTTTTCATGGAGGTTGCTGCTCCTTTAGCAGTTGGTCAGGTGTTCGGCTGGCGCAGTACCACCCGGTGTGCGTGGGCGAAAATCTTTGCGCCCGTCTTCGCTTTCCAGCTGCTGCTTCAGCTCGCTGAACGCGTCGCGCTGTGCTTTCAAATCTTCCAGCTGTTCGTTCAGGCTGATTTCCAGCTGGCTCAGACGTTCCGCCTGCTCGCCCAGCGTCTTATCGGTGCGGACGCCATACGCCTGCTGTTCGCTGGCGATCAGTTCCACAGCCTGATGCACGTCGTTAAAGCGCGCGCTGTCGGTCTGCTGCTGCTTGCTGAACATGGCTTTGACGCGGGCAAACAGCGCGGGCTTTTCGTCCGGCGCGTCTTCCAGCTCGATCGCGGTTTCGGTCGCGGCGGTAAAAAGGTTGTCAGGGTGCTGCTTGCGGTTTGCGAGCGGGTTGTGCTCCGCCTTTGCGCTGAACTGCAGCATTTCGGTGCCGAGGCTTGCCGGGTCGTCAGTGGCGGCCAGGCCGACCAGATACGCCTTGCCGGTGTCGGCAAACTTGGTGCTGACCTCCATTGAGGTGAAAAGCTTCTGCCCTTTTTTCACCAGTTCAACCAGAGAGTCCGTCGGCATGATGTCGGCATAGAGCGCCATCTTCCCGGCCAGCTGCCCGGCGCTGATTTCTTCTGCGACCAGCGCGGATACCGTGCCGTAGCGGTTAAAGGTGTTGTCCGGCGAATACGCCTTGATGTGCTCCAGATTGATACTCGCGGTGTATACCGCCGGATCGTAACTGGCGGCCATCTGTACCAGCCATTCACGGGAAATTTCGCGCCCGTCCGTGGTGGCACCTTCCACCCCGATACGAAAACGCTTTGCAGTCACTGTCATGAGCCAGGCTCCGTTGGTTTTAAACGTCTGAGAGCCTTATGTTTGCGGCGGGAGGGGTATCGAAACAACGCGGGGACGTTGTGCGGCTCACCACACAATGAGGGGCAGCGGAAAAGGCACCGGCGGGGCCGTATTTTGAGGCCATGACAACGACACTCGCCCCAGAAGACCTCGATCCCCGCAGGCAGGCTATGCTCCTGTACTTTCAGGGATACCGTATCGCCCGCATTGCTGAAATGCTGGGAGAGAAACCCGCAACCGTTCACAGCTGGAAAAAGCGCGATAAGTGGGGCGACTACGGCCCGCTCGATCAGATGCAGCTGACCACCGCCGCACGCTACTGCCAGCTGGTCATGAAGGAGACGAAAGAAGGGAAAGACTACAAGGAGATTGACCTGCTGGCGCGCCAGTCCGAGCGCCACGCCCGTATCGGCAAGTTTAACAACGGCGGGAATGAAGCGGACCTGAACCCGAAAGTGGCGAACCGCAACAGCGGGCCACGAAAACCGCCGGAAAAGAACCTGTTCAGCGACGAGCAGATCGAGAAGCTGCAGGAGATTTTTCACGGCTCGATGTTCGGCTACCAGCGCCAGTGGTGGGACGCCGGCAACAAGCACCGTATCCGCAACGTGCTGAAGTCGCGCCAGATTGGTGCCACCTTCTACTTTGCCCGCGAGGCGCTGATCGATGCACTGACCACCGGGCGCAACCAGATTTTCCTCTCAGCCAGTAAGGCACAGGCGCACGTATTCAAACAGTACATCATCGAATTCGCTAAAGAGGTGGACGTAGAGCTGAAGGGCGACCCGATGACGCTCGCCAACGGCGCGGGCCTGTACTTCCTCGGCACCAACGCCCGCACCGCGCAGAGCTACCACGGCAACCTGTATCTAGACGAATACTTCTGGATCCCGAAATTTCAGGAGCTGCGCAAGGTGGCGTCCGGCATGGCGCTGCATAAGAAGTGGCGCCAGACCTACTTTTCCACACCGTCCAGCCTGACGCACAGCGCCTATCCGTTCTGGTCCGGCGCGCTGTTTAACCGGGGCCGCGCCAAAGCCGACCGCGTGGACATCGATCTGACCCACGCGAGCCTGTCGCCGGGCCGCTTCTGCGACGATGGCCAGTTCCGCCAGATCGTCACGGTAGAGGACGCCGTGCGCGGCGGCTGTAACCTGTTCGACCTCGACCAGCTGCGGCTGGAATACAGCCCGCCGGAATATCAGAACCTGCTGATGTGTGAATTCGTGGACGACCTGGCGTCCGTGTTCCCGCTGCAGCTGCTGCAGAAATGCATGGTGGACAGCTGGGAGGTGTGGTCCGACTTTGAGGCGCTGGCGCTGCGTCCGTTTGGCTGGCGCGAGGTGTGGATCGGTTACGACCCGGCAAAGGGCACGCAGAACGGTGACAGCGCCGGCTGCGTGGTAATCGCGCCGCCAGCCGTGCCCGGCGGCAAGTTCCGCATTCTGGAGCGCCACCAGTGGCGCGGCATGGACTTCCGCGCGCAGGCGGAGTCCATCAAAAAACTGACGCAGCAGTATAACGTCACCTATATCGGTATCGATTCCACCGGCGTTGGTCTCGGCGTTTACGAAAACGTGAAGATGTTTTTCCCCGCGGTGAAAGAGTTTGTTTATAACCCGAACGTGAAAAACGCTCTGGTACTGAAGGCGTACGACATCATCAGCGGCGGCCGGCTGGAGTTTGACGCCGGCCACCTCGACATCGCGCAGTCATTCATGGCTATCCGCCGCGCCACAACGGCCAGCGGCAACCGCCCCACTTACGAAGCCAGCCGCAGCGAAGAAGCCAGCCACGCAGATTTAGCCTGGGCAACCATGCACGCGCTGGCAAACGAACCGCTGCAGGGCGAATCCGCCAACAGCCGCAACATCATGGAGATTTTTTAGATGAGTAAACGCAGGAACCGCACGCAGCCCGTGCAGCAAAATAATATGTCCGGCGGCGCCACGGCGGAGGCGTTCACCTTTGGCGATCCGGTGCCGGTTCTGGACCGGCGCGAGCTGCTGGATTACGTGGAATGTGTGGTAACCGATCGCTGGTATGAACCGCCGGTGAGCTTCGACGGGCTGGCGCGCACGTTCCGTGCCGCCGTACACCACAGCTCGCCGCTCAACGTGAAGCGCAACATTCTGACCAGCACGTTTATCCCGCACCCGCTATTAAGCGGGCAGGCGTTCAGCCGGTTCATTCAGGACTATCTGGTGTTCGGTAATGCCTATCTGGAAAAGCGCACCAACCGTCTCGGCGGCGTGCTGTCGCTTGAGCCGGCGCTGGCAAAATTCACCCGTCGTGGCACCGACCTGGACACCTACTGGTTTGCGCATTACGGCCTGAACACACAGCCATACCAGTTCGCAGCCGGCAGCGTCTTTCACCTGATGGAGCCGGATCTCAATCAGGAAATCTACGGTCTGCCGGAATACCTGTCCGCTATTCCGTCAACGCTGCTTAACGAGTCTGCGACGCTGTTTCGCCGCAAGTATTACCTCAACGGCAGTCACGCCGGTTTTATCATGTATATGACCGACGCGGCGCAGAATCAGGAGGACGTGGACAATATCCGTAAAGCGATGAAAAGCGCGAAGGGGCCGGGCAACTTCCGCAACCTGTTCATGTACTCGCCGAACGGGAAGAAGGACGGGATCCAGATCATCCCGCTATCAGAGGTGGCGGCCAAAGATGAGTTTCTGAACATCAAGAACGTCAGCCGCGACGACATGATGGCAGCGCACCGAGTACCACCGCAGATGATGGGGATCATGCCGAATAATGTCGGAGGGTTTGGTGATGTTGAAAAGGCCAGCCGCGTTTTTGTTCGAAATGAGCTCATACCTTTACAAAAGCGACTTGAAGAACTCAATGAATGGCTTAACGAAGAAGTGATCTGCTTCAATCCTTATAGTTTTGATTCTGATCAATAGCCAATCAACTGGGGTTGAATTTCAGCCCCAGTTGTTGCATCTAACTAAATTTGCACAAATAATACCCTTTTAAAAAAGGGAATAAAATTTTGTCAAAAATCTCTGAAAGATGGAAGTATGCTCGTATTGAGCAAGGTTACTGTTTAATTTGCGGTGCTCACGGTAAATTAAGTCAAGATCATGTCCCACCGAAATGCGTAGTTCCGCCAGCTGAAGTTGAGCAACGGCTCATTACTGAATTTAGAAACTCGGATATCAGAGGAGTAAAGGCAAATCACGGGAGCGTGTTTAAAACAATCTGTACTGATTGTAACAATGGATTGGGGCCGCATGATGCTGAAATTAAGCGCGTAACCGGTGAGTTAAACGGCAAAATCAAGGATCATTTGGAAAGACCGTTTTCGATTTACAACACAGTATCATCAGACGTCAATGCAATGTCTTACCTGCGCGGGATGGTTGGGCACGTACTTTCGGCTGCTCCTAACAGCTCCTGTCTTGTCCCACGTAATGACGTGCCTTTTTATAAGCAGCTCAGCGATTTCGTATTAGGGTACAATGACCACATAACCGAAACTCACACATTTAAATATTGGTTTTATCCAAACAGAATGAATATAACTGGCGCACTGTTTGGGCTCATAAACACAACCAAAGCCTCCAACTCAACTGAAGAAAGCGTTAGCACTGCGGCCTGTATTTACTTCTATCCCGTTGCCCTACTTATAACCGAACCTAATCGCACGTTTAATGAAATAGCTCCTTTTATGCGAACGTTGACACCACAAGACGATCGAATTGTGCTCGACTTATCCCCACTGTACATCAACCATTCGGCATTTCCATTCTTTAGCTTGCAAGACACCATCCTGGCTATGCATGATTCTTATGTGACTGTTAGCCATGCCCCACAAAGACGTAAATATTAAACCATTCAAAAACGCTCCCAGATGAATTCTGAGGAGCGATCTGCCTCGAGGAACTAAATAATCTATTGACTCGCCCACGCCCTGAAAATGAGCCGTATTTTGCTAGTCAATACCCGTCAGCGCGCGCTCGTACCCCCGCCACGCCTGCCCGCTTTGTGTATTGGTTTTCATGCGCCTGCATGACATATGAAAAAGCCCGCCAGAACTGGCGGGCCGAGGTAAATTTGATCCTTTTGGGATTATGCGAATTCATGCGGCATAGACATGCACTACGCGGCACTGCGGGAGAACCATCAAAGCAGACTGCCTAACGCCTCGCCCGGTTCGTTGTTCAACCCCGGCAGGGCCAAAAAACAAGTTTTTGGCCCTGCCGGGATTATCAATGTTGCCAGCTGTCGTCTTCCCAAACTGACTGAAGTATGTCCATGACATTCTTTTTTTCCGCATCGAGCTTTAGGCCACTCAACTCCACACCGTTAGCGGTGCCCTTTCGAATGCGTATGTTGGTTTTGGGATATACAGGTAACAAGTTCTTGTAGAGTTCGGCCTCAAGGGCGGTAAGGATGCCCTGGCTAATTTTTTGCTCTTTATCGATCATAATCTCGATGCGCATCACTTACCCCATCTCTATTCTGAAGCATGCATCATTTTTGAATAATCATGATTTCTCACCTTTCGCAATAACTCGTCAGTAAGTTCAGAAACCCACTGAATTGCGAGGCGTTTTTCTTCATCAGTACAATCGCTAGCAGCAACAAGTTTTAAAAAGAAATCAATGCGTTGAAGCTTCATTGACTCCGAAAAATAATCCTGCATAATCCCTCCGCACAATCAAACACTGGTTATGCATACAGTATATTATGAAATCTCAAATGTGAAATGGTTTTTTAGGTTCAATCAGTTTAAGTCCTAAAGTATGCCTTTGAACTAACTGCAATTACTCTGCGCCCCTTCGCTTAGATGCCCTGCTCGCCAGCAGCTTAACTCGCTCCAAAATTCCAGCAGAATTAAGGCCACGATGAGGCCTGAGCAAGTCTCCATAAGCGGAGCTGCGGAACATACGCCCGGCAATTTCAGTCTGCGTACCACCAATGAGGCGCACGGCCAGACCGCGGCTGATAGTTTCACCGCTTAAATCTCTCACCTGGCTTATCAGGTTGTCGCAGGCAGCTTCGATTTTGTCTGATCGCCTGAGCTTCTTATGTAGTTTTTGAGGTTGCTGCGCCCTGATTTGCGCCAGCAATCGCCGTCTTTCCTTCCTGCTCATGCCGTCAGGGTCAATTTTGTCGTAACTTTCCGGCGGGCTCGAATCCTCGGATCTCAAACCTCCCGTACAGTTATTGACAGAACTCCGAGAGGACGCGGGCGCGTCCTGAAGGTCAAAAGCAAAATCAACGGCACGCTTCGGAACGATTTTCCACTGCGCCAGCCGGGTTAAAATTGGCGTATCTTCTCCGACTTCAGTAGCAAAAACGCCTTTGATGCGCACGGTTTCCTCGCCGTATTCGTTAACGTCTTCGCTGGCCTGATACCAGGTGCGCACGGCCAGTTCATCGCGGCGCACGAACGGGCCGCCCTGCGCATTAACGTAGCCTGCCCAGTCCCCCGCATCAGCAGCGTCGTGCGCAGCTGCAAACTCAACGCTGAGCCCGTGCGCGGTTTCGCTGTCGGCCATGCGGCGCAGCTCCCGGTAAACAGTCACCGGCGCGCCGCCCACAAACTGGAACTGGCGAATGTGCCAGCGCGCAGCCCAGGCGGAAACGGCCGGCGCAGTCTCTTTCAGCTCTTTGCCGCTTTCGTCGTCAATTTCACCGTCGAGCGCGTAGCCATCAATGTTTTTCGAGATGTACTTAGCCACATATCCGGTGGCGCTGCCTTTTTCCGGGTCAATGGCTTCGGCGTGAAAGCGCGCTTTGCGGGCTTTATCGCTCGTTAGTTCGCGGCTGTCTTCCTGATATGCGTAATCGCGGATGGTCTGGCGCACCTGATCTACATCCTCAGGACGCATGAACATCAACATGTGCCAGTGTGGTGTGCCATCGTGGTGTGGCTCGGCAACGCGAATGCCAAAAATACGGATTGCGTCTCGGTGCAGTTTGGCGCGGATTTTCTGCCAGACGCTGCACAGATAGCGCTGGGTGTCTGCGGGACTGGCGCCGTTCCACTTGCGATTACGATGGCCGGTCTTAATAGTGGCGTGGTAGCGCGACGGGGCTGTAAGCGTGTAAAAATCGCCAACGAAGCCCATCGCGTTGCAGATATTTTCGAAACCGCGAATGCGCGTCATCAACTCGCAGCGGCGGATCGCCGGATTTGCCACGCTGCCGTCATATTTATCGATCAGGCTGATACGGTTGCCGTCTTCGTCTTCCAGCTCCAGCCCTTTCAGAAATTCACGCGTGCGGCGCTTCTGTTCGCGCCATTCTGACACGGTCATATTGCTTGCGTATGAGGTGTGCTTTTTGCTGACGTTCGCCAGGGCGATCTGCAGATGTTCACGCCACGAAGCGGCAACGCGGCGCAGCCGCCCTTTCCACCATTTTTCGGTCTGCATACGCATGATCGCCGGGGTCACTTCTTCCGGGTCGAACAGGCGGGACGTAACCTTTTCCCACAGCGGCGGCGTCTGCCTCAGCTCCCGGGTGATAGTGGCGGCGGTCATGTAAACGCGATGGGTGTATTTGTAATCCGACTCGTCGCTGGCCTGCGCGTGCGCCTGTACCAGCTCGGCGAGGATGAAATTAGCCACATCCCCGGCCAGCAAATCGACGTCAGCGCGCGCCATATCCGGCAGGCGGTTAAAGCGGCGCATCAGCTCCCACAGCGTACCGGCCGCGCTGGCCGCGCCAGCCTGTTGAGCGGCGTTGCCGGCCAGCAGGTTAAACGTGCCGCTGCTCATTTCGCCGAGACGGTACTGATCACTGACGCATTCAGCGCGTGGCAATGTGCGCTCAACAAAGGTTTTTGCTAAGTACGCATTGGCACGGGCAATGCCCTGGGTCTTTTCAAGCTCGCTGACGCGGCGCCTGACGTCGAGCTGGATCAGCATCGGCTGCTTTTCCAGTAGCTCCTGCGCACGTGCTAAAGCCGCAATCATCTTATTGCGGCTGTGCATTTCCTCATAGGTGGGGTATGGGCTGGCGATGGCTTCCCGTGGCGCATTCCACGGGTATGCATACTTCAGGATCATGCTGCATCCTGCTTAATGCGCGGGCTAAGCCACAGGCACTCTGTTTTGACTTTAGTCCCCCTGCCCGCGCTAATTCTGGAAGGTTTGCTGACCATGGTCCAGCCCGCAAGCATGTCCCGATAGAGTTCACAATCGTAACCACTGATCATCACCATTCCGGCAAGAACGCTGGCCACAGATAAAAGCTGCTCGTGCTGGTCGTCGCTCATTTCGTGGTTGTAGCAGCGATTTCCTTTGGCGCGGGTTTCGGTCACATAAGGCGGGTCTACATAGTGCAGAGTGGTTTCGGCATCATGAGCTCGCATGACATCAAGAGCGTCTTTGCTTTCAATGATCACGCCCTGAAGGCGCTCGCAAACAGCGCGCAGGTTTTCAGGGTAACGTTCCCATAAGTGTGCGGCTGTAGCGTATTTGCGCTTACTGTCTCCGCGAAATCCTGAATTACCGCCAATACCAGCAGCGGAGCCGAATCCCATACACGCCCGCACGACCATGCGGCGGGCACGTTCCAGAGGTTCATCGGTAAATTCCCGTGAGGCGTAAAATTCATCACGTGCGTATGGCGTCAGGCGGCACGCATCCTGCAGGCGTTGACAGGACTTCGCATCTCGCAGGACGCGAAACAAATTGACCACTTCACCGTCTAAATCGTTATAAACTTCAGCGTAACTGCGTGGCTTCTGAATCAGCACGCCGGCTGCACCGCCGAAAGGTTCGACGTAGCATGTATGCTCAGGCATAAAGCTGATCACCCATGGAGCCAGGCGAAACTTACCGCCGTGGTAACGGATTACCGGATGCTTAATTTTGTCGGTAGTCATGCCAGTGCCTCGCATTTAACTGGCATACGCACAGCGATAATTTCAGCAGCCCGCTTTTTCTCACCGGCAGCAACGCCAACCGATCGTGCCACATTGATTTTTGTCAGCTCAAAATCCCGCAGGATGCTGCGGGTAAACAGGGTGTCGCTGTTTGACAGGACAACTGGATTGCGATCAGCAATGCCCAGCAGGTAGCAGACCAGCGAGCACTGGTCATCGTCGTCAAAACCGGCGGTGTGATAGTCGGCAAACGTGCCGTGATACGGCGGATCGCAATACACCACGTCACCGCCTTTAATCATGGTCAGGGTTTCCTGATAACCGGCACAGATGAACGTCGCGCGCTGAGCCTTCACGGCAAACGCCTCGATTTCAGCCAGGGGGAAATAAGGCTCCGCGTAATTCCCGTAAGGAACGTTGAATCCGCCGCGGCGGTTATAGCGACAAATCCCGCGGTATCCGTGGCGGTTCAGATAGAGAAAGTGCGCCGCGCGCTCAAGCAGTGGCATTGAGGCGCTATTGTTGAATTCATCGCGCAGCCGGTAATAGCTTTCCTCGCTCGTGTTCTGATTAAAAAGCGACGCTGCGAGCACGATAAACGGTCGCGCGTGCTCTTTTACCTGCTGGTACAGGTTGATTAAATCGGGGTTAATGTCAGCGACCAGATATTCCGGGTAATCAGTATTCATCATTACTGCGCAGGAACCGGCGAACGGCTCGACCAGACGATCGCCGGCTGGCAGGTGAGCCGCCAGCTCAGCCATGACGCCGGCTTTGCTGCCCGGCCACTTCAGGATGGTTTTCATAGTGCGGCCCCTTTGTAATGAGCGCTTTTCAGCTCACCAACTTCCTTACAGGTCACGCACTCAGAAACGCCCGGCAGCGCACGGCGGCGCGCCTCCGGGATTTCATCACCGCATGAAAGGCAGAAAAACTCACTCGCCCCGACCGGGCGATGAGTTGCGTTTGCCAGATTGCGCGCCAGTTCCTCCTGCACGCGCTGCTGTACCAAATCCATTGAATCGGCCATCAGTGCAGCTCCCTCGCCTGGTTCTCGTAACGCTCGGCCTCTTTGTCCAGCAGCTCGATAATTTCTGCTGCTGACATTTCCTTTTTGCGGGCATGAATTGCCAGCGCGGCAATGTGGATAGATACGGCCAGAGCATCATCTGAGCGCTGCTCGCTTTTCGCTTTACTCAGCAGAGCAGCAAGTGCGTCGTCATCACTTTTAAACTGACGGGTTTCAATATTTCGCATTTTTATTTCTCCTGAATTTGGGCAAACGAATGCCCGGCGGGTTTACGCCATTTAATTTTTCTGGGTTAATTAATTAGGCAGAGCTAATCTTTTAGGAAATAAACTCACGACTGCTTTTAAATGATTCATTGCACGAATAAGCGCCGTTTTTTCATCAGTAGTCAGTTCACTAAAATCAACATCGTGTCTGTCTTTACCGATGTTCGCTAAAAAAAGAACCGCACTTAAAGCCCGTTTATTTTCCTGATAATTGCTGTCCCGCACATCGCGCATATCAGCAAAGAACCGGGATAACTCTTTTTCACAGTTGCCGCCAAATTGAGAGCGAATCACAGCAAGATGATTTAAAGCTGAAACACGCTGTCCTGCTGTCAGTTCACCCAGCATGGCATTACCTTCGATAGCCATGATTTACCTCTTTGCTTTACTTCTTTTTCCTGGCTGCTTAATACCGGATGCCACGGCTTGCCGTTCTCACCCATTATCCAGCCGTTACCATATGACATTGACGGATTCTGCCGCTTGAGGCGTGCTGCTAAAGAGATCATCGCAGCGGCCTCAACTCATACCGATCGATGCGCTCAAACCGCTGATTGCATCTACGGTTGAAGCCAGCGTCGGGTTTGAATGAATGCGGTTCTGAACCGCCAATGCTGCCAGCATCATGCAACGTATGCCGGTGTTTGCTGCCTCAACAATACCGCGACGGCATGAGGCTGATATGTTGCCCTGATTAGCTGCGCTGGCTGCCAGCGTTCCAACCTGAGCAGAAGCATTCAGAACATAGGCCGGAAATTTTTCGGCAACATGTTCGTTAATAGGAACGCATGGCAGGCATTGCAGCTGCGCCAGGGCTCCGTCGATAAGCGTTGCATCTTCTGTAAGGTCGGTCAGTTGCAGCATTTCCTCGACCGTCAGCTTATGGGCCTGGTCGGGATTAAGTTTGTTGCGCAGCGTCTGCTCTTTCATGCCTGCGCGATTTGCCAGCTCGCGCATGTTATGCGTCAGAGCGAACTTGCGGCAGGCATCATCAAAGCGTTGTTGGGTGGAAACCTTAAAATCAAACATGTTAAGTCCCTTTTAATATCCCAATATGGGTTTATCAGGCCTGCATGGTGATGTGGTAATCACCGGCCGCCTCAATGATGAGAGCAAGCATGTTCACTTCTACCAATCCCTTAGCACCTTCTTTCTTTCTGATTGGTAGACGGTTTTCCTGGTACATCTTGCGGGCAGTACGCTTACAAATACCTGTACGGCGGCAGTATTCATCCAACGATACAAACGGCTCTGAGATAACGAAGTTGAGATTTGGACGCATTGAAAAATCACTTTTCATGATGCAAGATTCCTCTTTGGTTGGTTGATGTCATTAAATGTCACCATATGGCAAACATCACAATTGCGATGATAGGATCACAAAAACAACATGTCAAACACTATTAAAACCCCAAATGACGAAACAACACACCTATACCCATCGCAAGGGGGAGGTAAGGAAGCCATAGCCCGCATCATGGAGGCCTATAAATTTTCTACCCGGCAGGCACTTTGTAATCACCTCGGGGTATCTCAGAGCACCATGGCAAACCGCTGGATGCGCGATACCTTCCCACATGACTGGCTCATTGCATGTCACCTGGATACCGGTGTCTCTTTGCTTTGGCTAGCCACAGGTCAAGGTGAGCTGATGGATAGTGCTTCGCCCTCTTCAGAATCCAGAATGAGATACACAAAAATCTCAAATGGGCAATTTATTGAGGAAATTCTCGTCGCTTATGATTCACGACTGCTGCCGCCAGCAATCTCAAATCCGCTGTTAGTTGAGTTTGATGGCACCACTTATCTAATTGAAGAATCCAAAATCGAGGTTAGTGATGGATTGTGGCTGATCGATATTGATGGCTCAGTAAGCATCAAAGAACTTTACCGACTTCCGGGAAGGAAATTGCGGGTTGAAAACGGCCCAGCATCATTTGAGTGCTCAACAGAGGACATAATCTTATTAGGTAAGGTTGCATTAAAAACGGAGCGTATTTAAAGCTAATGACCGTAAGCAAACTATCTAATGGTAAATGGCAAGCCCAGCTATTCCCTAATGGACGCGAAGGCAAAAGAATTCGTCGACAATTCGCTACTAAGGGTGAGGCTCTTTCTTTTGAAAAACACATCCGTGATCAGTTTCAAGAAAAGCCCTGGCTGGGTGAAAAAACCGATAAACGCACCGTTTTTGACCTTGTAAAAACATGGTACAATGCGCACGGCATAACGTTATCAGACGGCGTCAAACGAAAAGATGCAATGGAGTTTGCATGCAAAGCTATGGGTAATCCACTCGCCACGGAATTTAATGCACGTATTTTTTCTTCATACCGCGAACAACGCCTTTCTGGAAAAATCACGAGGTCTAATCGTGTCAAAACCGTATCACCAAGAACTGTAAATTTAGAACTCGCATATTTTCGTGCTGTTTTTAATGAACTTCGGCGACTTGATGAGTGGCAGGCACCAAACCCGCTTGATAATGTCAGGGAATATAAGATCGCTGAATCTGAAATGGCCTACCTAACAAATGATGAGATCAGAGCTTTATTGCAGGAATGCAGGGCCAGTAGCTCTAAGGACTTATTGTCTGTTGTTAAAATATGCCTTGCGACAGGAGCGCGCTGGGGGGAGGCTGAATCTCTAAAAGGTAATCAGATTAGGGGGGGAAAGGTCATATTCACCAAAACCAAAGGCAAAAAGAATCGAGCCATACCTCTCAGTGATTCTTTGCTAGCTGAATTACCAAATAGTAGAAAGGCTAAGCCGCTTTTTGAGTCATGCTATGCGGCCTTCCGCTCCGCTCTCAAAAGGGCAGAAATTGAAACGCCACCAGGTCAACTTACCCATGTTTTGCGCCACACCTTTGCATCTCACTTTATGATGAATGGTGGCAACATTTTGGTGCTGCAGCGCATCCTAGGGCACACAGATATCAAAGTCACCATGCGGTATGCTCACTTTGCTCCTGATCACCTTTTTGAGGCGATCAACCTTAACCCGCTGGAGAGGTTGTAATCTAGATTTTTGGCAGCAAAATGGCAGCAGAGGGTGTCATTACTTGCTAATATGTGGCAGTATATGCCATATTTATTTCTTTAAAAACAGCAAGTTACTGATTTTAATGGAATCACTTTCGGACTCATAATCGCTTGGTCGCTGGTTCAAACCCAGCAGGGGCCACCAAATTTAGTCATAAAAAACATATAGTTAAGCCGCTCATCGAAGCGGTTTTTTTGTATCTGGTTTTTTGAGTGGCGGTAAAGTGGCGGTGCATTTTTTACCACGTACAAAGCCAGCGTCTTGCTAAGCTACCGCGCTGTGTGCTGCAGCATTGTGGTGGGCTATCTGGATTGATAACATCTGTCTGGGTTACTAAACATTGATTTAGTATCTTCCATCGAATTAACTGCAAAATTTCCATCAATTATAAAAGGATTTTTAATTGCGTAGCTATCAGGAAATTGCAAGGCGTATAGCCAAAATTATTCTATCCCCCGAGTCGGCTTTAGGCTTCATTGATGGCGTGCTATCTGTTCCTAAAGATATTGGTTACCTGGCATTTGGGTTTATTGATACCGATAACCGTTATCAGCGTGAGTCCGAAAAAATCAGGATGCTGACAGCCATTAAGTATGGCCTTCTTGAGAATCATAATTTCATCAAGACGATAGAGACGGTTCTGGACATCTTTAACAAAACTGTTCCTGAAGATAAGCAGAATGCCATTTACGGTAAAACAATGGCGTCGGTAGCTGGCCGCACAATCACTAATTCCCTGATAGCAGGTAAGCTTGCGACAATCATTGCACAACGAAGCTCATTCCTCATAACCTTACGCGGCGGCCTTATTGGTAACACACTATTGATTGGTGGCATGGTTGAGAGATGTATTTATACTTCAGAACGCCTTCAGCAATATAATCCCGAGATTTATAATCGCCTGCGTACCCGGGATTTAGATTTGCTTTACTTTCTTGTTGAGCCTGCTTTAAATCCATTCGTTGATGCTTTGAAGATAAGGAACACGCAAGGGCAGGTAGCCTTTGAAAGACTTCTTTCCATGGTTGAGAATGAAATCAATGCGAAATGATAAACCTCACAAATTAAGTATCGGTAAGCGGATTCTGTTTACCCTCATCGAAGCATCTGGTGCTGTTATAGGGGGCTTCTTAGTCCTGCTTTGCAGTTACTGGTTTTTCCATTATGACACATGGCATGAGCGGCTGATCGCAATCGGCCTGACCATTGCGGTTGTCTATTTCATAGGGAAAATGCTGCCAGAACGACCAGACCAGTAGACCCGACCGGTTGTATTATTTTCAGTTTCGTAATCTCCCTGCGCTCGTTAAGCCTTGCCAGTACTGGCCTGGCTGCGCTTATGGCAAATCCCCGAACGCACAGCGCGCGATCCTCTGCCCTCACGTAAAATCCAGTTTTCCATTATATTTCAGGGAATTGAATTTTTCTTGCATCCTTTTTAGATCCTCAAAACTGAAAAAATCTGAAATTCTTTTCACTGATTTCGGTTGGCGAACTCCGGCACAAAGCCAGCAGCAGCGTAGCCCGGCGTGGCGGTTTGTAGAAAAATAAAACTGAAAAGTTTTCCTGATGCAAAACCCGCAGGCGGGTGCGGTGTGGCGCCGATTTAGTCTGCGAAGCATTTATTTAGCCGGGGCTGTGGCGCAGCCAGCGCCACGCTGTGCTTACGATCTCTTTGCGGTATGGCAGTGCGTATGGCTTGCCAGCTAATTAGCAAGCTGCTCAACAAGCGCCACAGTATCGAGCATCAGCTGGGCTACGTTAATGTGTGCGTACCCAAGCCACACCCGCGGTGCAGCAGACTCCTGCCGACTTCGTGCCAGTTAATGATGAGAAACATCTAACCATATGCAAGGTGAAGGGAAACCCACTCGCACCCGAATTTAATGAGCTACGCGGATTAATTGAGTGACCCTCATCAAACCTGTTAGAGAACGTGAGAGCGTTTAAAATCAGTGAATCGGAGATGGCGTATCTCACCATTGAGGAAATCAGAAGCCTTCTAGCCTAATGTGAGAACAGCCGGTCAAAGATCTGACGACCATTGTGAAAATCTGCCCGGTAACTGGCGCACAATGGAGTGAGGCCGAAGGCTTGAAGGGAAACCAAATCCGCGCTGGTCAGATCATATATGTGAAAACTAAAGGCAAGAAAAGCCGCGCGGTGCCGATAACTAAAAAATTACAGGCTGAACTGCCATCAAGCAGGAAAGCGCAGGTGCTCTTTAAACCGTGCTATTCAGCCTTCAGAAAGGCCATGCAACGCGCCGGTATCGAGACACCTGCTGGACAGCTTACGCATGTTTTGCGCCACACCTTCGCGTCTCATTTCATGATGAACTGTGGCAACATTCTTGTGCTTCAGCGGATATTAGGGCATACAGATATCAAGGTAACAATGAGGTAGGCACACTTTGTACCGGATCTCTTGTCTGAGGCTTTGAGACTTAATCCACTAAGTATAATGGACTAAAGAAGATGTTAATGGAAAACATAAAGTACAAATACAGTTTGCATGAAATTCTTTGTCTAAGGACTTATGCCGAAGCATTCGAAGCTTACCGAGTTGATGACTATGACAAAGAGATTACAGAATGGGCTGAGAGAGAAATAATAGAGGGGAACACATCACAAACCATGTTGATTCTCGCCTCTCTTAATTTAGACAAAAAACCTGACCCTTATGAGGTAAAACATTACCTTTCAAATTACATGCGCCAAGAGGGCATTTTCATGCCCAATCTTAGTGAAAGTTCTGTTGTGTGGTTAAGAATTAAAACTTGGTTTTTATTACATATAGAATCTCCCGAAGAAATCGAACTCAGATTGCACCAAATCCCTGCGTACCCGCTGGGCCCAGATTCTCTTTTATCTAGCAAAATCACTTGGCGATACTACCATTTACACGAAGAATTATTTGAAGATTGGGGACCAGACCATCCCTCTAAAGCATCTAAAATGAGTGAGTTAGAAATACTTAACTATGTCAGAGACAGATTAAAACCGTTTTATCGAATCCTTACCAATCAGGATTGGGTCGACTTTTTATCTGGCAAGTATCGCAATTCCTTTAAAAATACAGAAACAGGAAATAATATTGATGGGCGTTGA